ATCAAACTTATCTTCTGCTTGTTTCCAAATAGTAGCAAATGTGTCTTCGTCACTGTTTGGTGTGCTTGTAAGAATTGCACGACCACCAGTTGCTAGTGTAGGAGATATTGAAGTCCAAAAGTCAACTGCTACGTTAGGCTGTACAAATGCAAACTCGTCACAGTATAGCAGCGAGATACTCATACCACGTCCTGTGTTACCAGTTGTAGTAGCACTAACAATACGTGATCCGTTTTCAAATTCAATTGAGCCTTTGTTGTAGTTAGTAACACCAGCTCTAATATGATCTGGGCACAGTTCGTAAATGTAACGGATGCGTTGCATAATCTCTTGAGCACCTGTATATTTGTGTGCAGCAATAAGAATAGTTTGATCCGGATTAAACATTGCGTACCATGCTAGGTATACAGCAGCGCAAGTAGTTTTGCCTGTTTGTCTTGGTAGCATATTAATGTTGAAGCGGAAATTGTGATAACTTTTTAGCAAGCGTTCTTGATATTCAAATGGATCAAATAACAACTTACCTTTTACTGGATGTTGTATGTAAGCAAACTTACGAGCAAAGTACATATACCCGTCCGTAGGATCCATACACTTCATGAGGTCAGCAATCTGGGCCTCGGTAAATGATTCCTTCTTATTTGCTTTTTTAATTAAAACGCCGTCTAATGCTTTTGCCATATTGTATTTACTCAAAAAAATAGGACCCGAAGGTCCTATTTGATCCGATCCCCACCGTAGTTTATTTTTTCTTAAATTGCGGAGGTACTTCACCTTTTTTAGGCTTGCTACCTTTGTCTTTAAGTGCTTTCTTCATTGGCTCTTTTTTGTCGCCGTCTTTGTCAACATCAAGGAAGTCTGGCTTTGCTTTCTTCTCTTGTAGTGCTGCCATTAGTGCTTCTTTAATCGACTCTACTTCCATTTTGTATTCCATTGGATTATCGCCGCCAGCTACTACTTTATAACTTTTCTTTTCACGATTAAGACCGCCTGACAAATCTTTAGTCATCAGTTGTGTATCACCATACGCTTCGTCTGGTTCGTTAGCATAACCTTCATCAAACTTTGCTTCTAACCAAGCATTTAGTTCTTCTGGATCGACATCCATTTCTTCTGCTGCTTGATCCTGTGCATCTTCTGGTTCCATTTCATCTTCATCTGGTCCCATAAGTTCTTGTTTACGTGCAACAATTTTGTCCCATAACTCGTCGGTTATTTCAACACCTGCGCCTTCTTCAACACTTTCTGGACCCATGTCTGGTTCGCCCATAATGCTTGATAAACGTTCCATGTCCATACGGGGTGAAAGCATTTTAGCACTAACTGGCTCTGCTGCGCCCATACCTGCATTTTTCATCATATTGATTAAATCTTCAACATGTTCAGTGCCGCTTGCATTTAAACTAACATTCATACTAACAGGAGTACCTTGATTCATTGGTGGTGCAGACGGCGGCATACCGCATTCAGCAACTGCTGATTCATTTAATTGTGTTTTTCCAGCATCAATAGCAGTCATGCGCTGGATCATATCTTTCATGTTCATTTTTAGTTCTCCTGTGTAGCTGCACGTTCTTTGCTAGCTTTTTCTAGTTCTTTGAGCAAACCCATTACTCTATTTTCGCCTACGCTGTCTTGTGCAGACTCACCGCCCATATCTTCTTTAGTAATCAAAGGTTCGTATATTTCGTCCTCTGTTTCTTGTTGATACAGTTCTTGTGGTTCGTTTGGATTACGTACAATAATTCGGCTTTGATCAACTGTACATGCTTTACCTAAATACTCTTGTAATACTTGTATAGTAGTTGGGTATTCAACTGAAGTTTCAAAGTACGTAACTTCCATATTTTGTAATTGTGGAAAGTCTAGTGGACGTTCCTGAATTGGTGTTTTTTTACCTGTTGTAAGATTAACAAGACCAAACTTTTTAAGTGCGGTTTCCATATGATCAGCAAAGTGCTCTGGAAGTTCTCCAGCAACTCCTATTTTAAAATCATAGGTCTTTTTTGATTCTGTTAATATGTCGCGAAATGATCTCATTTTATATAATCCTCTATAAACTATTTATCTTTATCTAAGCCTTTAAGGCGCTCTAGAAGACTGTTTCTATCTGTAACAACATATCCTTGACCGTTGATCATGCCGTCATCGCCGGTACTACCTTCTTTGTCCATTTTTTCTTTTTTAAGTTGTAGCTCAACCATTTTTAATTTTTTATCTAGTTTAGCAACCTTGGCATCTAAGCTGGTTTTAAGCAAGCCGCCTGCAACTTCAAACACTCTACTAGCATAACGACTTTCTACATTCATACCAAGATCCATTAGATCGTCATATGCTTCCATTGCTTTGTCAGCAATTTCATTAAGCTCTTTATCAGCCATCTCGCCTAGTCCTTTAACTGCTGGCAATGCACTAGCAATTTTATCAAACTCTGCTATATCACGAAACGTTTTTTCTTGTTCCTTGAGAGCATAACTTTCTTGTTCTTTTTCCTGAGACTCTGCATTTTTAATAATATCTTTAGAGTCTGGTAAATTTAATAAATCTTCTAATTTTTTTGTCATGGGTCCAGTCCATTATGTGCTACTATTATTTATCGTTTTCTACCTTGATGAAATATATCATCCTCAGTAACAATACGGAAAAGAATTCCTTTTTGTTTGCACCAAGCTCTTGCAGCTTCCCATTTTGCTTGATTAATGACCCAATGTGCTTGATTATGTTTGCTACGGCCTAAGTTTTCTTTTATTGATTGGTTCTTAGGTTTAACTTCAATAAGCTCAACTCGCTGTGCTCCGTTTTTATCTGCATAAACAATAAAAAAGTCTGGTACATAAATTGTCTGCTTGCCACTTAATGGATTTCTATAAGGTATGCGTACTGCTTCACTTGCCCATTGAGATATTGCAGCATGTTCGTCGCAAAATTTCATAAAAGTAAATTCCCAACCACTGCGGTATGTAGGAGTTTTATTTCCTACATATTTTTCAGGGTTTTTTAGATTAAATTTACCTTGTGCGAATCTCGACATATTAAACTAAAATATTTCTTTGATCAAATAGTTGTCCTACAGATGGATTTTTATATCCTAGTGTGCTAGTTTTTGATCTATTTAAATTAAGGATTTGTGCAACAATATTGCTTAACTGGATATCATTAACACCCTTTAATGTGTCTAATAATTGGAATACTTTAACATTGTCAATATGTGCTTGTTGCAATAATACACTTGCTGTATTAATAGCAGCAGTTTGCTCAAAACCTCTTTTAAGAAAATATCCAATAACTGCATCAACTTCGCTTGCACTATATGATATTTCTGTATTATAATAATTGTTGAAGAACTTTTTAGTAAGTTCAGAATCTTGTTGGGTTGTAGAATCTGATTTAGCAGTAGCCATAATTTATCCTTAACTTATTTACTAGCATTAATTGCTTCATTTGCAAAATTTTGTAATTTTGCATTATTTGCAGTATCTGCTGTTAGTTGTTGTTCTATTTGTGATTGAACAGCTGGGGATGCAGCATTATACTCAGCGTAGCTAACTCCGCCCGCGCCTGCATTAAGTGCCTTTGCTGCAAAACTCTTAAGTGCAGATAAATTTGTTGTAAATGCATCTGTTATTGCTGATACACCTTTATTAGATGTCGAAACATTGTTTATACGTGAAGTACTTGTGTTAGCTTGTGAATCAACTGTAGGCACACTAGTATTAGTTAATCCTCCCGGTAATTGATTAAAAATTCCAAATATACCTGCTAGCGGAGAATTATTCGAACTGTTTGTCATTCTAGGAACTACAAAATTATCTACATTTCGTCGTTCGTCAACAAGTGCAGGGTCAGCACTTGCATATGCAGCGTCAATCATATTCTTGTCTGCATACCCCAATGGGCTCATAACATTATCGTATCTAGTTGCATCATCAGTAAATCCTCCAGGCTCGCCTCTATCACCGATGATTCCATGCGTATACATAACTGCTTCGTATGCAAGTGTAATACTATTTGAATTCATGTCTGCGCCACTGCTTGAGTCAACATTTCCATGATTCCATGCAGATATTAATGGGTTAACTAGAGTATATGCATACCAATTTCTTCTAGAAAGTTGATATATTGTTATACTATTAAAGAACGGCCCACGTATTCCAGTATTCATTCCGTATACCGGAATGCTACCATTTTTATATTTGTCACGTGCATCATATGCACCATTAAATGCTTGATTATTACCATCATTAAAATAATAACGATAATATTCTTCTAACATTCCTCGAGTGATACCAGTATTATCATCGTGCAGTACAATATTAACATCTTGATAATCTATACGAGTTTGTACATTCTTTTTACGATTATATTGTTGTTTATTTTCTACACTAATTCTATAACTTGGTAAATCTGCACTCTTAACTAACACTCCAATTTCTTTTTGAAATTTAAATGTATTGCTATTTGCACTATTTCCTACTTCCGGCATCGGAGTAAACAATACATGATACAAGAACTTAGTTTTAGGAGCCAATGCAAGATTGTGCTCATTAAACAACTGATGAGCATGACGTGCATCTCGCAAGTGCAAGTCTAAATTAACATTCTGTAAATATGGATCTTTTAACGACATGTAAATATTTATCCTTGTAGATTAACCGTGTACATAAAGAAAAGCGAGAACTGAATTAACAGCTCTCGCTTCGAATAGCATTATACCAACCTAATTGCTATTAATTGGTTACTACTGTACCGCCGGTAGCTGCTTGTGTAGCTCTTGTTACCGGTGCTCCAATACCAACGAATTCTTCGTCTGCACCAAATTGGATAGCGTTATCATAACGAATAGTTAGTGAAGTAGTAACTGCTTCGTTAGTAGCATAAGCTAGCGTGTTGTAGTTAGCTGATTCAATGTAGCAGCCTACTAAGTGGAAACGATCAATTACGTTTGCACCAGTTGCGCCGTTACCGCCATCTAGAATTTCAATTCTAGTTTGGAACTTGTAAGAACCACTTGATACTGCACTTGACTGTTCGAAGAAGTCGAACTGACGTTGTAGCTGCTGACCAACAATCTTTTGAACATTGTTGTTTGCATCTTCACGCAATGTAAGTGTAATTGGCTCCCATGTGTGCTTACCTGCAAGATATGTTCTTGAGTTATAAGCGTCAATAGTCATCTGTTCAAAACTCACGTTTGGACGAGTTACGTCTACTACTTGTCTTGAAATTTCTCTAACACCATCTGGTCCACCAGTAGTGCCGAAGCTGTCTAAAAATACTCTAAAGCGATACTGTAACTTAGGCATCAATAATGATGAGTTTGATCCAGCACCCTCTGTAGGTATCGAAATATTTTGTAATGTTGTGATTGGCATTCTATTCTCCTATACAATATTTATGCTTTAATGGGTGGACTTTTTTCATCCACCCATTAAGTACGCATATTAACCTAGTGCTGCAATTTCGCCTGTGTTCTTAATACGCAATGGAATGTAAATAAATTCAATTGCTTTAACTGGCTCAATTGCAATATCTAAGTATAGCTCGTTGCGGTCAATTCTACTTGGTGTATTGTTTGACTCGTCACATACAACTAGGAAGTCGTAAAGTGCTCTTAGTCCAACAAGCTCTAGTAGGAGTGAATCAGCTGCTGCTTTAACTTGATCGCGTGTGATCTTATCATTTGGTTCAAACAAGTATGGTCTTGCTAGTAGTTCTAACTGACCACGTAGGTAAACAACCAAACGTGCTACGTTAATACGATCCAACGCACTTGCATTTCTTGCACGAGTTTTTTGACCAAATACAACTAAACCTGCGCCACTAATAAATGTAATCGGGTTAATTGCGTTTGAATACAATGTATCGCGCTGTCCAGTGTTAAGTGCCACTGAAACAAATTCGCCTTCTGCACTAACATAACCAGTTGCGCTTGCATTAGTTACTCCACCACGTCTCGTTCCAGCTGGAGCAAACCAGGGGAATGCAACTTGGTCGTTTAGTACAATAGTACGTAATGCCATATGGCTCGGTGGTACAACAACATTGTTACCTGCATTGTCGCTTGTAAAGCCCCATGGATAGTAAATACCGAAATATTCATCTCTGCTTACTAAACCGTCATCGTTGTCTTCAACTGCTAGTCTAACGTTCTGACCCCATTCATTTAATGATGTAGCATCTGGTGTTAGTCTTGCTGGTGTATCACCGACAACAAATCCAGTTAAACGACGATCGTAGTTTAAGCTGATCATTTCGCCGATTAGTTCTGGATAACCTGGGCAAGCAATTAGGTTAAACTGACGTGATTCTTCATCACGGATGTCTTGGTTGCTGTTAACCATTGCCTGTAGTGCCTGTACAACTGTCTTACGTTGTGCATGACGACCGAATGTACCCGAACCATCTTCGTTATTGCCTGAAGCAGTAACCCAACGATGTGGATAATAGCTGTCCATTGATGCATCACCTTGACGTGGGTTAGTACCAGCTACATCAATGTAGTTACGATCAAAACGCTTAACGTTAAAGCCACTTCTACGTAGGTTCCATAGTAGCATACCTTTTGGATATAGTGCTGGATCTGGAGCATCTGGATCTAAGTAGTCACTTGTTAGCATTTCTGCAATAGTTGCGCTTGGTGCAACTAAAGTGCTGCCGCCATTGTCTGCTTGTCTTGCATCAGCAAACAGAATACCATTTTCAGTTGTTTGATCTGCTTTATCAAGTAATACCCATGCAGCAAGAGTGCCGTTGTAACGATAAATCGCTGGATAGTTTTCGACATCTGCTGTGCTAATCCACAAATCACCAGTTTCAAGCGGATTGCCGTCGCTCTGTTCTGTTGGCTCAGCTGCGCTTACAATTGGTCCAGCTGGATCTGTGTCAACATAACCACCGTTTGAACTTTGATATCCAACCCAATCAGTACCGTTATGCAACATGATATCAACTTCGTCAACAATTGAGTTGTACCAAATTTCGCCGTCTGCTGTTAGGCTTAATGGCTCAGTGCCTGTTGCTGTATAGCTAAGTGGTTTCCAGTTTGAAGCAACATAATCGTTAGTTGCATCACCTGTTGGTGCAATGTAAAGATTAGCTGTTGCTGTAGCTGCATTGCCTGTGCCAGTGTTTTCATCAGGATCAAATCCTTCAAACCCTGCATCAGTCATAAAGCCCGAACCTTCAGTAATGCGGAATTCACCACCTAGTTTATGTTGAATTACAATTCTGTTGCCAGAATCAACAAGTGCAACAATATTAGTAAATCCTGCTGCGTTAATTGTACTTGCAATATCTTCAGCAGCGCCAACACCGGTCACTGATGGTGTAGTAATAGCTTTTGATACGCGAGTTGCAGAACCTACAACGCTTTCTTCTATACTAAATGTATATACACCTGATAGTTGTGCAACAATCTTAGCACTCGAAATGCTAGTTGCACCTGTTGCTGCACGTGAATAAATCTTATAGCTTGCTAGTGGTGAAGTAGATTCTTCAACGTTTCCTTTTACATAAACTTGTCCAAGGGTTAAGTTTGATCCGCCACCTGTTCTATCAAGATTAAGAATAGCACCTTCTGGTGAAGTAAATACCGGAGCACTTACTGTATCCCATAGTGCAGTATCACCATTGTATTGCTTAACACGGAAGTTTGCACCACCGTTAGGCACTGTTGTTTTAATCCAAAGTGAACCAGTCGGAGCAGGAGAAGTATCAGATGATTTGTATCCTGGAACATCAGTGTGTGGTTTAATTTCTAGTCTAGGAGCAGAATATGTACCTGCAACAATACCAGTGTTAGTTAACAAAGCACCAGTTACGTTAGCAATAACAACATCAACGCCTGTTGAATAAATTTCAAGTACGCCGTTAATTGCTGTTGCAGTAATACCTGCGATTCCGGAACTATTAATTTCAGCTGCAAATTCTGCAATAGTATTTTCACCAACTTGTACAGTTACAGGAGTACCATTAATAGTAATCGACTCACCGTCTGCTGGAACTGCATTTGCAATCGATGCACGAACCGCAGAATGACTTGCTGACCACCCAGTGCTACCAACTTTAACCCATGTGCCTGGATCATTATATGTAACAGCGCCTGCACTCGGTACTGTACCTGCAGACTTATACCACACTTGTGTAGTTGTAGTAGTTGCATCAACTGCATAGCTACCAATTTGACCTATTGAACCTTTTGGTACATCGTTTGTTAAGTCAGTAGGCTCAGTAATAACTAGTGGAGTTATTGATGTAAAACTTTGTCCGTTTACAGTAGTTACTGCTGCTGAATTCCATTCA